AATAATAACAGAAAAAACCGCCCATTGCAAGCGATTTTTAAAAGTTTTTTATTTAATTATAAAGTAAACTCATCAGAATCGATTTGTACTGCAATAAATTTCTTTTCAATGATCCATAAATAACCTTCAGATGTTTTCAATCTATGAGTCGTATTGCTATTATAGAAGTGTGTCACCCCATTAATAGTCAATTTTGATCCATCTGAGTAATGATATACTCTTGATCTCTCAATGTGTTTAAGTTTTTGTAGTTCCATAAATACCTCTCTTTCTTATTTTCACTTTATAGTAATACCAACACCTTATCTCTAGTGTGTGCATATTTATTAGTTATCAACACAATCACCTCTAACCCTTGCAAATGCTAGATGGTGATATTTCTTAGGTAGTGCCCTCTAATGAGAACAAGTTTACTAAGCTAGCCCCGCAGTCCCTACGGTTAATATATTCATACTTGCGTTTAGGTCACGGTCTATAGATAGACCACATTCTTCGCAATTATAAACCCTTTCATTTAATGTTAATTTTTCTTTTACGTTTCCACACTTACTACAGGTTTTAGATGATGGATACCACCTATCAATTATAACTAACTCTTTCTCATACCACAAACACTTGTACTCAAGTTGTCTTCTGAACTCTCCAAAGCTTGCATCACTTATAGATTTTGCCAAACAGTGGTTCTTTTTCATGCCATCTGCGTTCAAGTCTTCTATAACAATTGCATCATAATTATTTACTAAGTAATCAGTCACTGAATGTATATATGAAAACCTACAATTAGCAATCTTTTCATGAATTCTAGCAACTTTTACACGTTGTTTCTCTCTGTTTTTTGAGCCTTTTTTCATTTTAGAGAATTTACGCTGTGCTTTAGATAATTTTTCTTCGTATTTTCTATAATATTTTGGATTTTCAAATATAACTCCATCACTCAAAGTGGCAAATTCTTTTATTCCTAAATCTACGCCAACCTTTTTATTAGTCTTAGGCTTGGGTTTCACCTCGACCTCACAACACAGGTTGGCAAAATATTTACCACTTCTTGTCTTGACGACTGTTACATTATTTATTTTCATGTTATTAGAAAACACAAATGATTGTCTAAACTTTACATATCCCATTTTAGGCAACTGAACTCTATTATTGTTGAATTTTACTGATCTGCCACTCACCCTATAAGACCACTTTGCTCTGTGTTTTGATTTAAACTTCGGAAATCCTCGACTGTGCTTGAAAAAGTTTTTATAAGCAATATCTAAGTCCTTCAGTGCATTTTGACATACAGCAGAATCTATGTCGTACAACCAATTATTTTCTTTCTTGAAGTCAACCAACTCAGATGAGTCTCTGTAATAATTACTGTTCTGACCATAGTATTCATATTCTTTGATTCTTATATCTAGGAAATTATTAAATACAAATCGGCTTGCTCCAATTGATCTATTTATATTCAATTCTTGTGTCTTATTTGGGTATATTCTTAATTTATAAGTTTTGTTTACTATGCATACCACCTCCTTTGTGTTATTTCATTTCACATTGTAATCATAATGTTCTATTATACATACAATAGCTTAAACTATTCACCACCGTTATATAAGAAACATTCTTGATCTTTAAAAGATTCTAGCATATTGCAAAACGCATCTAGTAACTTTGTAGTATAGCTAGATATTAAATTGTCTGCACAGCACAGTTCTTCAACTTCATCTATTCCAGCAGTTAAAGTCCCCCATATGACACTACATTCTTCCTCATCGACATTAAATCCTTGACCTCCATTTGACCTAAGTAACTGTGTCTCAGATAGAAGCTCAGACTTTAGCTCTCCTAAACTCCATCCTTCTTGATTCCTAATAAAATTTACGATCACATCAATTGTATCATTGTTCATTTTTACATCCATAAATATCCTCCTTTCCTATTTTAGCCATTTATAGGCATTTTTTGATAATCACTAATTATCGTTACAATTACTGTGTATTTTTAAAAATTATTCTTCCAATATTTAGAGATCATCCACATTATTACGTAGAAATGATATTTATTATTTACGCCAAAAGTAAAATGTGTTTTAGATTCATTATAAGATTTGAATACTCTTTCATCTTTGAATCCATACAAGAAATTCGGCACAGCCTCAATATCAAATAAATCTTTGAAATCTAGTACTATTGGTAATTTACTCTCTACAGATACATAATACCCATAAAAGTTATTTCCAATTGTTAGAACTAGATCATCTTTCCCATCAGCATAGATTCTATACACTGGAAGATTAATGGATTTTGAACGATGGTTTCCATCAACAACACAAACTTTTCTAAATACATTTTTATATCTTTCATAATCTTCATACAAGTCACAGTTAATATTGTAGAACAAGCCTTTTGCGATATCATCTCTAATGTAGCACACTTGATTAGAAAACGCATCTTTGTAATGCATAGTATCGTTTACATCATTAAGCCTAACCCACGTTGTTACATCTAGGATTATATTATTTTTCTCATAATATTCTAAGAAATCTGATGTGTTCTTATTTTCCCAATATTCTTTTTTATACTCTGGATTGTAAAACTCCATATCTTTTAATTCTGCATAGCTTATTTTATTCATAATTCCTCCTTAACCATCAAAACCCAATTACAAAATCCCACGTTGAAATGATATCGTCTAACTCGCACTTTGTAATACATTCTTCTAAAATTCTTCCAGCTTTATCAACAGCTGTCATTTCATCATGAATTAACAAAATGGTCTTCCCGTGATGATAAATTGTACCACATGGCATCTTCTTTTTTAACAACTCAATAAATTCATTGAATGGTTCATATTCTCTTACAAGTGGTTTGATGTTATTATACCCACTTAAAACACCCTTTGCATCTAGGTCACACACCCAGTCAGACTCTTTGTCAAATGTTAGTAATGCTGGTGTTCCGTTGTATGTATCAAGTACCAATAAGTCGCCTTCATGCACTCCACCTTTATTTATCGTATCCTTGCATCTAAATTGTACCTCATATAGTTTCATAAAGCCTCCTTTCAATTTTCAACGTTTATCCACACTGTATGTATAATAAAGTATTATACATTAATGGTGCTTAAAGCGTTGCGATTACTTGTTTAATATTTTTCTACACTCTTCATTTGCTTGATCGATTTTTTGCTGTGTTAAAATCTTATATGGAACCTCTTTACTATCTTCGTCTAATTTTAAGAACCACAAGAATCTATCCGACCAATCTGCTTCTACAAATTCTCCATCTGATTCTAGTGTATATAATTTCGTGAACAGTCCTTCTCTAACATCTATGTCAAAATAATAAACTTGTGTCTCTTGATTATACCCATGAGAACACCTTACGCCGTTAAATGCTTCGTATCCATTTAATTCAGTTTTGTAGTGTCCATACAGTGATCCGGAATTAATACTTGTCATATTTGAATAACTTTGACTCCAAATAACCAAATTCTTTTCTGGATGATAATATAGTATAACTTCTTCAGTTGATCCTTCATATTTGTTATATTCGTATACTTCTGAGTATCCTTCTTTGAATCCATGGATTTCTAGTAATGACTTAAACTGATTCCAGTCCATACCCCAATGTGTATCGCCTGTTTCTTTTAGTGCGTATCTTTTTCTTTCGTTCATCATAATTTGAAGACCAATTGATTTCATGTTTTCGTCATGATCAAATTCAGACCAATGTTTATTTGAAATTTTCTCAACCTCATGAATAACATCTGTGTTCAATATATCTAATACTTGTTTATTTTTCATATCAATTCTCCTTTCATTAATTGCGGTCAAAGTGTTGGAAATACTACATTACTTACTTTCCCACATCAGATGCTCACACCAATTATATTCATCTTCTTTTCCACCAACTGACCAACTTGGATATGTATACATATCACTGAAACATTCATTTTTGTTTGTGATCAATACCTCTTTGTTATATGAGCTGATTTTTATAAGTGCATCTTCAATGATAATCCTGTCTGACAGTCTACATATAAAATTCATAAATTCCTTAAATGTTTCTTCAAATTCTCTGTCACGTAATGAGCCGTCTACAACTAGTATATACTGGTCTTGAGTTCTCAACCATCCACCTCTTCTATTGTTGTTGCCATACCAATCTAATAGGTTGTCTGTTCTCCATCCATACTCATCGAATGATGAACTACTATTGAATCCATCCTTCTGTATTACATATTTACTCATGTCTTTCTCACTTCCAGTAACTAGAGGTAAGTGATTTAACACAGTATCTAAGATATATCTTTTTTCAGCCTGTGTTCTGCCCATTGGCGATAATGTTATTGTTCCGTTTACATAAGTCCAAGCACTCATTTCAATTCTCCTTTCATAGTTAACTTTCTATCTAAGACAAGTATATACTAAAATAGAGCCAATGTAAAGCCCTATTTAAAAGTTTTTTATTTAATTATATTAATTGTCATTTTTCATAACTTCTCTCCAAGTATCTCTATTTGAAAAGTATTCTTTTAAGAATTCCATGAATTCTTCTTTGTCAATTTTATCTCCATATCCTTCTACAAAATCTTCGATATCTTCAAAGAACATAGTCTCATAACTTTGCTGTTGAGCACTATTGATTTCAGATATATACACATTTTTATCATATGTGCTCTTACTTAGTTTACCATTTGTACACTCATATGCAATGCTTGAAATTGTGTCGTGACAATTGTATAAGAAGAACGCAAGCATTAATTGTTGCTCATCTTTATCATATACCCCATAAAATTCTTCCATGTGCTCAATTTGATCGCTCAGATACTCTTTCATATCCTCTTTTGATTCTAAAAACTTATCAATTCCTTTTTTATACACGGCTTACTCCTTTCGCATACTCGCAGTATTCATCCCATGTCATATCTAAATATTCATTAATAGGTAGACATGAATCAGATTTATGCCATTCTTCAATTTTCTTTTCGATTTCTTCATCTCTGCTGTTCAATACTTCATTTTTATATTTTTCTAGTAAAAAACCGTTTGAAAAAGTATTCATATTTCCTCCTTTGTTTTGTATAGATTTACTTGCATAAAATTATATCCAATTTTACCATCTTGTCTTGGGCAAAGATTCTTTTTTCTAAAGTTGAAATGAATAAAATTAGTTGTAGCATCATCTATATCATGGTAATATGGACACCCTCTTGAATATATACAGAATGATAAATCACATCTAAATCTATCTTCTATATTATCAGACATCATATCTTGATAGTTTTTAGTTTCTTTCGTATAGTATTTTGGTTTAAACATATTGCCTCCATTTTTTTTATTTCAACAATCCCTCGTATCTAATCATTTAGCCCTACTTAATACAATATTAATTTAAATAACTTTGATCCTTCAATATGTTTACTTGCCACATTTCTAATGCAATCCATTTCGATCCATCTTGTGATATAAGAATTGATTCCTCATCTTCAAACAAATGACAATCATTATCTCCATCAATCCAAATTCCTTTTCCCTTAGAAATTGCAAATTCTACATTGTGTAGATCAATAAACTCAACAACCTCAGATGGTGTTTCATTATCTTTGTTTAAATAACTCTCTAATTCCTCATAAGTAATAACTAAATATTTCATATAAACCTCCTTATATAATTCATTCACAATTTTCATGCCAAACTACTTGTCCACTCATATGTGTAAAATATTCCTCTTCAGAGCCATCTTTGATCTCTTTTTGGCATCTATCACCTAGGAAAACGAATGTTTTAGTCAATACAATTTCTCCAGTTTTGTATTCGTAGCAGTCATAAGATATGTGGTGATATATCCATTCTTTTATTTTAGAAATAAATTTAACCATATAATTCCTCCTTTCCAATTTTCAACGTTTCGTCTTATTGTGTGCATATTGAGGTAATCTACACACAATGACTTCAAGATGTCTATTTTACATAGTTCTTATATCTGTCATCTTCATCATTAAAACACACAAACGCCATGCCACAAAGATCACCGAGTGGACACACATCGCAATCTCCATCTTTCATTTCTTCACAAGCTTTATTTAATATATCTAGTGCTTCTTTGATATTATCTCTATTCATTTAACCCTCCTTTTCTTGTTTAAAGAACCTATTATGTACATCTTACCACTTATTACAAAACTCTTCTTTCTTGAAAACTAATAGCACTTCTTGTTTTTTAACTCCAATCAATTTAATATCTTTTAATTTATTGTTTGAGTAATTTGATATCGTATTGCTTGCCTCAAGAGCACTAGTTCTACCGCTTTGTACTATTACAAATACATATTTACCAATATATTCTTTTCTACAATAATAATATAAGCTCATGTCCAAACAAGTTGCGTTATTTAATTCTTTAATAAAACTATTGTATGAATCATCATCACCTAAAACTAATGTATAGAAGTGTGATAATTGTGGATTTCTTAGATATTTATTGCTTATCCTTAAATTTAAATACTTTAATCCTTCTATTTTCATTTATTCCTCCTTTCAAACCAGCTCCTGAGTTTTTACATTAACTAATACTTCTTCAAACATATCAATATGAAAATTGATTAAGTTTAAATTTACACTATCTCCGGTTTTTAAATCTTTAAAATCCGCAAAAATATAAACAATTATACGACCCGTATTTAAATTTTTAAAACCCGGTCTGATGTCATTATAAATATCTTCTGATTCAATTAATTCTGCTATTCTATTTAACACGTCTCTTAATTTCATAATTGCCTCCTTATACATTATTATTTGACTTATTCTTATCATAAACCTCAATTGATTTATTGATTCTATCTGGATTAGTATGTCTTTTGTCTAGAAACTGCTCAAATGTCAACTTTTTAAACATACTTGGTTGATTACAGTAAGCTGAGTAATCTTTAATAAAATGATCATACTCGCTTCCCCAACAATTCTTGTCTCTCATTATATATGGTAAAACTTTATTCTTTCTACACCATTCTACACGATAAATCATGTCATGTAAAGTCATAAATTCAACATTATGGTAGACGTAAAATTTCATCTTCCAGTCCTTTGCGATATGTTTTTTCATCATTGGTAATTTCTTATTTAGCATCTTTTCATATTTAATATCATCAAATGCAAATATATACTCTCCCATGTAGTTCAACTTAGATAGCAACTCCATTTTACGGTCAGTAGCTAGTCTGAAGTCTAGTCCTTGATTAAAATCAACTCTAATATTCATTTCAATCAATTCTTCAAATACTTCTTCGCATTTATCATATGCAAATATGTTGTTATCATAGAATTTAACTTTCTTGTGCTGAATAATATCTGACAATTCATTATACTTCTTAAGTTTACCTTCGAATTTAGGAACTTTACAGAACCAGCAATTTCTAATACAACCTCTGGTAATAAACCCATGACTTGTGTTTTCATCTTCGAAGTAAAATGGCTGTAGAGCTTCTATTTCTGGATCTAATTGTAACGCTGGATTAATTGATCCTATGCCACCAATAACCACATCCAAGCATCCTGTAATCTCAAATCTGGTTTGATTAATCTCAAATAAATTACTCACATACACTTTATCATAAGCACTAGCATCTATAGATTTAAATACTTTAGATGGAAATGCTGTCATGTTTAGATCAATCATTTTAACCTCGTGGTCTTCTTTGTTTAGATAATGCTTATATAGTTTTCTAATTGCTATATTAAATTTACTATCTACGTTTACTAATAATATTTTTTTCATAATTACCTCCTTTACTATATAATATCACTTATATGCACTACTGTCAATACCTAATCTAACTTGAGTGTCTTTGCGTCTTTTGTCTCTTAAAAACTTATATTCTTCGAGATATTCAAAAAAGTCGTTCTCTGTATTTATTGTATCCGGTAGATCATACTCTATTAGTTGCTTGTTGTAATTTTTAAAAAATATCTTTTCGGCAATTAAGCGTATTTCTAATGCATCTACAAATTCTGAGTACTGTCCCAAGTATATCGTTTTCCCGTCTTTTTTTATTCTAGATCTATACACCGTACTCCCCTTGCTTTTATGCACCGATACGCCTGGGTGCCCGCTAGAATTATTAGATTGAATTCTTTTGTTCATTCCATTTTGCGAAGGGGTCACCTCTCTTAAATTACATCTCCTATTGTCGGATTTATCTCCATTAATGTGATCTACATAATTACCTCCTTCTGTGGTCAATATTATTTTGTGCAATCTAAGATTCTTCACATTGCCATCAACTCTTCTAGTAGTGTGCAAATAACCATCGTCACCCAAAACCCAAGTAAACCCTTTTGCTTTTACATAATCTACTTTATCTATGAAAAAAGTATCGGCGTTACTTGTGTATCCCATTATAAAATCACCTTTCTCCTCATACCTGTTACCTTTTATTTCAAATAGCCCTGTTCGGCACCCACACGTCTTTATATGACCATTTTTTATCTCTGTAAGCCTAATATCTTTTTCTTTCCCACAGTCACATATACATTTTGCTACTGTACACCTGTTGTCTATATCTTTATAAACGTCTAATATTTTAAGTGCGCCATACTTGTTACCTATTTCTTCGGATGCCTTCTTTAAATATATATCTCTGTTTTTATCGGTTCTGATCTCATTTGTCCTATACTCATTATGCCAATCACTCAAGTTGCTCGATCTTTTTTTAATATTTTCTGGGTCTAGTCCTGCACACCTAAGTGAGCAATATTTAGTAAAACCAAGTGTTAAGTTTTTAAAGGTTTTATCTTTCCCACAAATTTTACACCTTCCGTCATCTTTGTGGTTGATAAATTCTATATAGTATTCTTTTTTCGAAATATATGGATGAGATTTTGTAATATGTAAGGACAAGCCTTGTATCTTAGTAAATGATTTCCCGCATATTTTACATACATATGTTACTTTGTTATCCATTCTGGCTCCTTTCTTTTCTTCCAATTAAATAAATCTCTCTTATCATTGTTGTAATACCTTCTATACGCCTCCACTGCACATTCTGATTTATACTCATCTGGCATAGCCTGTGCGTGTTTTGTTAATCCTCTAGCTGGTAAATCTGGCAATTGCATATCAATTAATAATTCTCCAGATTTATGTTGTTTGCCATATCTATATGTATACTCATCGTATAAAGCCATAGCATGATTATATAGCCATATCCAATTATCTAATGAATACCTAGCCCATACTGTACAAGGATGGTTCTTGTGAGCTAATCTATATGTAGCTAAATGCTCTTGATCTGTATAGTAATATGCGGACTGAAGTATTTGTACTTCTTCCAGTAGCTGTTTGACCACGTGCTTATCTACATGATATTCAGCACATTTTTTAAAATCATAGTCTAAAATAAATATATTCATAATTCCTCCTAGTTGATATAAGTTATTAACTAACTACATATTACACGAAAAAAGATGGCTTGTCAACCATCTAATTATTATTATCTTCATTAAATTGTAACATTGTGTAAATAAACATAACTAATGATGCTATAATAAGAATTGATGATCCTACTTTTGGAATCGAGCCACGAATATGAAAAACTTTTACTCCACACTCAGCCAATGTTAATGTGATTAAGCACAAAATAATGTATTTTCTCCAGTTTTCTCTTACATTTTTATTAATCTTCATTTAATCCTCCTTTTTATTTTCAACGTTTCAACTTATTTAATGCATAACCTTCAATTATGTATACGATGCGTTTAAGGTGTTTAAACTACTAACATTTATACGTCTATTCTATTTTCTACTTGTATTTAATTTGGTATACCAGATAAAATTGAATACATATGCATATTATTGAAATAACAGACAACATAAAAATAGATAGCACATATAGTTTTAAAAATGCATAGATTACTGCAAATGTAAAACACATACAACTTCCTATTAGAGAAAGCAGTTTAATTGTCCTAGGCGTGTTTTTATTAATCTTCATTTAATCCTCCTTTCCAAATAGCTTAAACAACACTTCTAATTCTACCTCTGAGCGTTCATATTCAGTTACTAGTGTATTAGATACCATTTCATCTAAGACTCCGTCATAGTCTACCATAGTAGATTTTACTATTTTACCTTTATTTAATGTATATTTATAATACATTTAATTCACCTCCTTAGAAATATGATTTTGGTATAATTAATTCAGTTATATATCCTTCTTCTATTAATTCTTGTGTATCACCTATTCTAATCTTTCCAAACTTGATAATATTTGGTGATGGTTCGACTAATATAGTATTTTTATATAATCTGTTAATACCATCATATGAAAACTCTTTAACAACTTTGAATACTTTTATATCATGCAATTTCACTACCTCCTGTTCAAGTATATGCTTATTTTATCATAGTTGAATATTCGTGTCAATAATTATTTTACTCTTTTTTAGTTGTTTTTCTATTAGTTTTATAGCTTTTTATGCTATTTATTGATTATTTTACTGTTTTTTATCTTTTTTCTATTATAAAGGAAGAAAGTTGATTTTTTAAATTATTTTCAGAAAAAGTGTTGACATTGATTTTGTATGTGATATACTTGTATTAACAAATGGCAAACAGCCAAACAAGATATGACTTTAGGAGGTCTAATTATGACACCGTTTATGTATCAATGTTACATTTATAATGTTAGTGATGGAAGTGATAAGTGGTTAGCTGTAAATAAGGATACAATGAGAAAAGCTAACAGAGCTTATGAAGATTTAAAGAAAGTATTAAACCAAGGATATTATATTAGCAAACCAAAGAAAGTGGGAGTATTATAATGAAAATGAATTCAACTTACAACCAAGAAGAACAATTATTAAACAGCTATAACTATGATATGGCTCAGCTTCATCAAGATAAGAACAAGCATGAGAATCGTATTAGCAATAGAAAACGTGATCAAGTTAAAAGAGAGCTGAGAAAGAATAAGAAAAATAGAAATAAATGGAATTAATCTATAACCAAATTTAATATGAAGGGTGGTGATATAAATGTTGATCTTATGTATTCTAGGCATAATTACATTCCCTGTGATATATGCTAGATTATATGTAATAAGATTAGAGAAGAGAGCTTAGGCTCTTTTTAACTTTTTATAAAAAAGTTTACAAAAAAGTATTGACTTATTATTTCGTTGTGATATACTTATATTAAGTTAAAGGAAATTAATAAATGATCTGAGGAGGTCAATATGTTGGATAATAGTATCAAGAATTTAGGGTTAGGCGTAAGACAAGAGAATATGTTAATCAGAAATAACATTTATAATTACAGTGACTTGGTGATTATGATTTGCGAAGATAGATTCAACGCTTCTTATCTTAAGTATTTTAGAGAAAGAGATATTGTATTCGTAAAGGCTTTGGTTGAAGCTAGAGAGGATGAAAGTTTTGACAGCGAGAGATGCAGATTGGCTTTTAACTTGGACGTAGCTGAGAAGTTTAATATTAGGTTCAGCGATTATCAATAAGGAGGATTTATGTTTGAGAATATGATTAGAAATATCGAGTGTATGAATGATGATAGTATCAACAAAGCTATCGAAAATGACGTTAGCAATAGAGAACAGTATAGAGATCAATTGATTCAGCTATTATTAGATGATGGCGAATGCTTGAATGATTTCGATGTCGATTACACACTACGTAAAGTAGTTAAATATCTAAGCTGTAACGATGGTGACTTTGAATCAGCTTATAATGACTATATGTATTAAACCAAAGAAGCCTTAAGCTTCTTTTTTTTATTTAAATTTATTTTAAAAAGTGCTTGCAATTGGTTTTTAGGTGTGATAACTGCGTTGGCTAAAAGAAAAGAGAGGATAAAACCTCTCTAATTCTATGCATATTATCTAATTGATAATGGTTATCTACAGTTATATCGGCTATTTCTGGCACTTTATGGCTGATATATCGGCTATTTTTTTTCTGAGCTTTCCATTGGTATTACTGGCTTTGACTGCATATTTAACCCTTCGATGTTTCTTATTCTTTATATACTATTATTAGTATTAAACTAACTCTTATTATCTTTATCTAATACTTCCTGTCTATGGTCAAATATAATTTGTGTATCATTCAATAAGTTTTGTCCATTAAAAGCATAGTATGGATTGAATAATATATTTCTATCTCTACGATTAGAAGTCCTATATATAATATTATTATCCTCTAATTCCTTTAGAGATTTGGTCAAACTATCCCTATTTAATCCGCTCAATTTCATAAGGTCTTTATTAGTTGGCGGCTTACCTTTATATAATACTACATTCTGGGACTTCGTAAGAAGACACAGAAAGGTGAATAGCAAGGATTTTGCTTTATAAGATAATTGAATTAACCCACTACTCTTGACTTGGTACAATTTTGTGAATCGGTGTTTGCTATTCCACTTATTATTGTACATTTCTTTCTTGGCTTGTATTTGTTCTGTAGATAACAGATCATAATATTCTTCTGCTAACTTCATATAAGATAACACATCATCTATATTAGAAACAAGTTCGCCTGTTTCAATATGGAAAATATGTTTGTTTTCTATGAAGTACTCATGAAACGTCTGTTTCGTTATCCTGTTCTCTGTCATTATTAATAACCTCTTTTCTATGTTGTTTAAGATATGTTTGTAATGCTATGTTGTTTTCAAAGATAAATACGGTTCTCTCTTTGTTTATGTTGTTAGGTTCTATATCTATCACTCTGAAGCCCTGTCTGATTAATTCTCTGGCTATCCTATATGATATAATCCTTTTCTTTTTAATAGTCATTTTATTTCCTTTCTTATATAATAGTAATTGACGTAACTATATCTAATAGACTATGTTTGGTTTTCATGTTAATATATTTAGTTGTCATTTATATGTTGTCCCCCTTTCTGATGTAGCGTAGACATAGTACGTTCAACTTAATAATACCATATTTAAATAGTTATTGTCAAACATTTTACCATTCTAAATATTTATAGCTAGTATAGAATTTATTTATGGTTGTTTTAAATTAATTAGTAAATTATGCTTGACATTATTCTATAAATAGTATATCATTATAAATGTAAAGAGGAACTAACTATTAAAGGAGATTATTATGAAGAAAATTATTAATAAAGACGGAACTATCACATTAAATTTAACTTCAAAAGAATTGGAAATGTTGGATATTGGATTAGGTAGCATGATTGGTGATTTAGCTTATACTATTGATAGTCCGTATACTGAAGATTGTATTGCAGAAGATGCGGAGAAAGAAATGAATGATTATATCAAATTAAGAGAACAATTATAAGAAGTTAATAAAATACAAAAGGAGTAGATATGAATAAATGGTATGTACAAGTTACAGAAATCAAACATCAGAATAGATGGGCTAAATGTATTATAGATTCAAATAATTCTATTGTACTAGAGATAGAATTTATGGATATAAAAATAGCAAATAGTATTGTTAATACTCACAATGATTCTGTAGAACTTTCTTATGAGATAGGAATGAAGGAAGGCGTTAAAATAACAAAAGAAGTTTATGGAGATAAATAAATATTTTTTAAAAAAGTTTTGAAAAAGTGTTGACATTAATATCATAGTATAGTATACTTAAGATAGTTAAAGGATAGCACTTAAAAAATGACTTGGAGGTCAATATGAAAAAGTATAATGATGAATATGGATTTATTAACACAGAAGTATCAGAAGATTACAGAATTATTGCAAGTATGATGCTAGAAGAAGAATATAATACATACATGAGTAAATGGGGCTATTTACCTAAGAGATATAGACTTGTAGTAGATAATGGCTGTGGATTAGCTTACACTGATAAATTTGAAACAATCGAAGAATTAAGAAAAGCAGTTAATAGGATTCAATTCATAACAGATGAAGAAAAAGAATTTTTGCTAAGATTAGAAGCCTAACAGCTTCTTTTTTTTTATTGTCTATTATACCTTTTGATTGATTCGTATGAGTAGTTATATAATATCTGATGTATTAGTACTAGATATGATTATATGAGCTTACAGGGCTATATGATGGGATTAGGGTAAAGAACTTTATAAAAGTTTATATAAAAAAAGACTATTTAACGATAGTCTCTAATTGATCTAATATAGTTATAGTATCTGGATTGAATGAAGATATTATTTCTTTCTCATGACTAAAGTCTAGCAAAGTATCTATGTATTCGTCTAATAATTCATAACCCATTGACTCGTACATCTCACCCTCTAACAATGAGTATCTATCCATATATAGTAATATAGATTGTGTTTATGATTATATTATATATTAAGTTAGGTGTAATGTAAAGGATAAGTTTATATAATTTTATTTTAAATAAGTGTTGACATGGATATAATGAGTGTGATACAATAAGGTGATAGGTAAATTTGATAAACAGAAAGTGTTAAATGAAAAAAAAACAATGGATTTAAAGAAGGGAGTCACACATGAAGAGAGTACCACAGAACACAGATACATACAGAACTATAAATAAAGTATACAAGAGTCTAAAAGTAAATCAGGAAATTAAAAACTATAAAGAGTTTTGCAAGTTATTAGGTTTGAGTCCATCAAGTGGAAATAGTAGAAATGGACATATAAGAACCTTTAACTATTTCTTTGAATATGAAAGAAAAGGACATGGCTATATAATAACAAAGATATATGACAAACCAATAGAGTACAATAGATACCATAAATCAGAGTATAAAAATGAAAGATATTGTTATGGTGATATAAATGATTACCTCGACACAAAAGGTATATATGCACTAATAAACAAAAGTGATATATACATAGGCAAAAGCTTTGATCTATATACTAGACTCTCTAATCACCTAGGAGAACACAGTAGTATACCTTATACTAGAGATATGCTTATTAACGGCGGAATGTGTTATGTATTATTTGATTTGGGTATTGATGATGATTATCTGTTAAAAGAATGTGAGTCAATAGTAATAAACCATTATATAGATAATACCAATTTAAATGTAGTCAATAAAAGAAAGAACGTCAATAATAAGAAACAATCATTGAATAGATATATTACAGTATCCACAGAGGATTATGAGTTAGCTGTGAGTATACTGAAAGGTAATAATATAGAAGTACTGTAAACTGCAAAGGAATAGAATGCAAATTTGTATTTAAATGAAAACTTGAACAATAAAAAGGCAATAATATAAATATAGTTATATCATCTTTTATGTTCAACTTTTAGAAAGGAGTTATATAATAATTTTTAGGTACTTTAATTTGCTTATAAGTAATATTATATATAAGCAAAAAAAGGTACGCGAAATTGAAAGGAGAATGATATGGATAATTATAAAAACTTAAAAGATACATACACGCGACTACAAGAGGGTCAAATATTCAAGAATTATAGGTCGCTGTGTGAATTCCTTAACCAGCCAGTAAAGACAGGTAGTAAGAATAAGAAGTACCAAATAGAAGAGTTTAATAGGTATTTTGAGTTTGACAAAGCTGGCAAAGGGCATTCGTTAATTATTACAACAGTATATGATGAACCATTAGCTAAGATTAGCAAAGGAATGTATAGTAGTTTAATATCAAAACTTATAGTAGATACAATTGTTGAAGAATTGGATCAAGGTAATCATGAGTTATTGTTATCTAATAATCAACTATTTAATATGCTAAGTATGATTAATGAAAAATATATGTATTATAAGAATGAAGAAAATCACGACCAACTGATAGAGATACTAAATGTTAAGCAACAAGATATAGATCACTTTTATTCCGTTACTAGCTTTAGGTTTCAAAGTATGGTAGAATCAGCGTTAAATCATCTTAAGAATGAATTGTTTTTATTCTATACTAAACCTATGGTTATGATTATTAATATTGGTGGAAATAGAACACAAATGCAGGTAGCCAATGAAGATGAGATACAATATATAACCAAGATAAGAAAGAAAGTATTAGAAGAAATGGGATATAGTAATATTAATCATTTCAGAAATAACAAGAAGGATAAGTTTATATATCATAGTAAAGTGCATGAAGAATTGAATGGTAATATAGAAGAGTTAAAGAATAAGAAATCATGTAACTATAATGGTATAGAGTTTGCATATCAAGTGTATAAGATTATATTTATAGATAGTATTGAGAAGAAACAACAACAGATCAATCAATACTTAGAAGATAACTCTATAGAAGTTAGACAAGCATTGAATGACCTGATTGTATCTAATACAAATAGTCAGTATGAGAAAAGATATGATAAGAGTAAACAAGAGATAGGTATATATAACAATACTGTGTTAGCACATCTACATGATTATGAAGATTGGAAAGCATTGCATACATACAATCAGCTTAAATTTAAAGCAGGTAACACGTACGTTAATCATGGTAGTAGATTAATAGATTACACTATTAAAACTGATATGGAAGGATACAAAGAGGAGAAAGGTGTATTAGAAGATAAGGAACACAAAGAACAAACAGAATACCAACAGGAGATTAATAAGAAGATAGATGAAACATTAGGAGTATTGGATAAGTTATATTAGAGAGTATTAACTCTCTTTTCTTCTATCTATATGTAGTTATGAATACTATGTGTGATGGTTATGTATAATGTGTGTTAGTAAATAAGCAAAAGAAAAGACTATCTAATGACAGTCTATAGTTTTGGTATATAATCACCCAATAGATGATATAATGATTTGCATGAATCGGTTAATTCATTGTTGTAATAACATTCCCATTCATTAGTATCTTTATTGTATATGATCTTAAATGAGTCTGTATTGAATGATATATCTTTCTTATTGATTAGTTTACCATTGATAGTAATATAGTTATTCATGATTAAACCTCCTTAAATTCCATATTCAATATATCCAACCTTGTCATACCATCCATACTCATTGGATGCCATAATCGTGTGTTATTATTGAGTACCCACAAGTTGTTATCTATAATTCTATATGATTTTCCATCTTGTTCACATAAGTACGTTGTTTCCTTCTTAAGCTTTGTTATATTCATCTTCTCCTCCTTATATAATAGTATTGATTTATATTAATAGTATATCATATGTAGATTAGATTGCAATAGGTAATTGTAAAGTATAATAGTATACATTATAGTGTATTGTATAGTGGTATAATTGTATAGGTGTATGATTGTATACAAAAATACAATATTGTCCATGTCCTGAAAGTTCTCCATGTTCTGTAGCGAGTAAATTTATGAAATAATAATTATTCTGTAATATCTATAAAATTGTAATCATTACAAATAATAGCCAATAATAAGCAAATATGACCATATTTAAGCCAATAATCAGTAATAATCAGCATAAATCATCAGATCATCAATGTAGCTAAAATAAGAATATAGTAATTCCAATGGTTAAAGGTCAATGTATGCATAATTATATATTATACACACAATGTACTGTAACACTGATTACTACTAGAATAGGTATAAGAAGAGTATAAAGAAGTGAGTGTTTGCAATGGGTAGGGGGTCTTTTGAGATATTTGATACCTTTGTTTTTCAGAAATCTCCATGTGTTGGTACAATTCTCTCCATTAAATGGATTGCACTTTACGACAGTGTGTTTTCGTAAAATAGTTAACTATATTGTATTTTCAACTGTTTAGTATTATACCGGGGGTTACTTTTAATATAAAACCATATATTCATTATACATATAACCCCATTCTCGAATAAACCAAGTAAATATCAACGAATATCAGTTTTAAGCAGAGAAATATGAAGCGTATAACGCATATGCGGGTATAAATACACTTATCCATATTAAACTATACTTAGGCATAAAAAATCCCCAGAGTAAGCTTATTTACTACTCTGAGGTTAAATTTAGTACTTATTTAATTTTTTATATAATCCTTTGTAATTATCCTTAAGATCTTCCGGAAATATGTATAATGTATCATAATGAGATAGGGTTTTGTAATCTTCCATCTTTTTATCAGTTCTTTTAACATATTCTTTGACTCTTAAGCTTTTAATATTATTTTGATTATACATACCAAAGTATTCTATCAGTATAGGCTTGCCATCCGTAATAACATACCAATCAGGTTGGTGACCACATGATTTTATTCGAGTCCTATTATCACCATTATTGTATATTAGATTGCTTCCAAAATTATCTTTTAATATCTCATGGACTGTCTGTTCTTCCATGCTGTCAAACTCATCTCTGCTCCACCATATATTAAAATCAGAGTGATCAAATATATTTGGGTAACATTCATCCACCCAATAAAATAATTCATTTTTATAATAATTACTTAAAACAGTACTCATAGTATTGCTTATAAGCTTAATGTTTTTCTTGGTGAGATATAATGGCAATCTGTCAAATTTACTGTAACTTAAATCTTTTTCTATTAAATATTTCAATGCCACAACTCTATTTTCTTTATTCTTCCAATAATTCACAGAGGATATATTAAACTTATACGCAGGATATTTAAATTTAGTTAACATCATAGCACTATATAAAGAATCAGACTGTAGTTTCTTATTTGACAATTTAGACTCCTTCAGTATCTCATAATAATCAATATCATATACATCATTCTTATCAATTTTCATTTCATCTATATACAACCAGAACGCATCTCTAATCTCATCATCAGTCATATCTATAGAGCTAGCCCTAACACCATTATGCATCCACGGGGCTACTTTCAAATCATCACGTATAGACATTAGTATATCCTTGCCATTATTAAACATACTGTATGTAGTATTTTTAGGCATCATATTATCTCTGAGGAATTTGGAAATGCCACTTACTGAATAATCATCAATCAAGCAGATTTTATGGCAATTGATCAAGTACTTTAGCTCATATTCTTTGTTTGCTAATTGTTTTATATATCTATATTTAACACTGAAGTCTACTAGATCCATTTTTAAATAATCCATATATGCATCTTCTCCAAACCATGTGGTTATCTTATCACCTACAGGGTTGCAAGTTTTAAAGTGCTTATCTTGGCATTTTCTGCATATATTTCCTTTGTTGTAATAAAACTCCTTAGTGTTAGGATAATATTTTTTGCAATTAATACATAATTTGTACTCAAATTCAACATTTAAATTATCGATGCACTTTCTTTCAAATTCTGTGTAATTCTCTCTATTTACGTCATTAACAATAATTTCCTTTTCAGATGTATGATTATTATATCCAACCATATCACACAACTTGTTATATTCTATCCTCTGTTCCTTATTTAATCTTCCAATCTTAACATTTGATAACCAAAGTTTAAACCCATCTATATTCAAGCAACTAGCTTGTTGTGGGTAATTCTGATCCGCGTAATACAATTCAATCTTCTTTAGATACTCGCCATAACTCTTAGTTAACTTAGACCCAGTTAATTTAATTCTCCCCAATACCTTTTGATTGATATAGCTCATGGGATACCATTCAACATCCATATCGTCAGTATAAACTGGTATCCTAATCCAATCTCCATTTTCTTTTGTTATTTCTTTGTACTCTTGCATAAATCTCCTTTCATAATTATATATAGCTCTCCTATCTATAGTATACCACCGTTAAAAAGTAAAGTCAACACTTTATTTAAAGTTTTTTATTTCTATATTTTTAATAAATACACTTGCAAAGCCAAAACAATTATGTTATTATTAAGTGAACAGCTTTAGAAAAGCTTGCAAATTAGATTAAGGAGGAATAAAATGTCAACAAAACTAAAGCAATTAAGAAAAGATGTAAGATATATACAGGGTAATTATGGAGAGATTTATGATTATTGTGGAGGATGGTGCAATAACGAAAGGTTTGATTGGCTGTTATTTAGAGATAATTCAGACAGTGCAGTAGAATATCTATTAGAGTCATTGATAGATTTATACTTTACAAAAGGTTATGTTTCAAGCACCGGGTTTACAGTTTTGTTTAATGAAGGAGACAAGAAAGATAAAATACTAATAAAAATAGCAGATAGATATGGATACGAGATATAATTAAGGAGGAAATAATGAATTACAAATTGTATATGAGGTATAGATTAGTAGATTTAAGCAAAGTTAGTGTAGCATCTATCGTAAGTATATTATTACACAATAAACACCAGATAGATCTATTTTATGAGATGCTTCCAACAAAAGAAGAGGCTATATGCTCAATGATTAGAGAGTATGTTATATCGGATCGTGAGTCAATCAAGCTAATATCTGAATTCGAGTCAGATTTTAATATTAATAAAGGTGACACATACGATGGTAAAGAAATAAATGAGATAAAAGTAAATAAAGATGGTAAATCTGTAAATTTATATTGGGATTCGGGGCATACTGAAGTAATAAATCCAGATAGTGACGACATTGAACGAATCATTGATGAAGTTGAAAAGAATAGATATAAACCCAATTTTACTGTCGAAACACATAGACTTTTTAAAAAAGAAAAGAAATCATTGATTAAAAAGGTATTAGATAAAGTAAAGTAAAAGGAGGATTAAATGAACTTAGAAGAAATTAAATTTAGAGCAAAGGTAAAATGGAATGGTAATCACAGATTTGCTGGAGATTGGATTTACGGGAACCTTATTAAGATCCCAGTATACAAAAAATATAATAGCCAAAGACTTGTTGGTGATATTTATAATCATAAAACAATCGTAGACAAGTGGGTATGGGCTATTCAAGAGCATTGTCCAAATAATGGATTAAAGTATAGATATGAACCTATAGAGATTGATCCAGATACTATTGGTCAATTTACCGGAAGATATAGTGAAAAAGGAAAAGAAATATATCACGGTGATATTTTGGATGGAAGTACAGTTGGTATATTTGGTAAATCCAACGGTACTAGATATCAGGTAAAATACAACAGATCATGTTTTAAATTGGTTGCACATTATAGGAACGGAAATAAATCTAACATAAACGGAAGTGGAGATGTGTTTGATGTAATAAAGCCAACTATTGTAGGAAATATATATGAAAAAGTAGACTAGTTAATTCTAGTCTTTTTTCTTTGTAAATTTTCTAAAGTTAAAAAAACTGCCGTTAAGCAGTCTTAATATTAAATCATATTATTCTTAACATCTTTAATCAATCCATCAAATCTATCAATAGCATTTGTTTTCCCAACATTTAACTCGTTAATAGCTAATTCACACTGTTTATTATATTTCTCAATACATTCTTCCATGTTGTCATAAATATTCACGCATCCGCCAGTTCTGTATCTGTAGCCAGTATTATCAAATGGTGCTATGATCTTATTAGATACTTTGCCGGTTTTAGTAAATGGTCTAAAATGTGTTTCAGAATAATATACCGTTTTGTTTTTAGGTAATTCTGAATTATCTACCACCATCACCTTAGTTGGCTTTACGTGCCTAATTGGTTTGTTATTGATATCTATGAATCTATAATCGCAAATATACACCACCTGTCCTGCTTTCAATAAATTGTTTGCTAATTCCATATCAATTCCTCCTTATACATCCTCAACTTCAACATCTATCATATGTTGTAATTCATCAACTAATTCATACAGCCCTTTTATGTGTTCGTACACTTGTAGAGTAGTTTCTGGATTAATATTATCTATTAGTTCTACTATCTTATTTTTAATTGCATATTTTAAAAGCATATTTCCTCCTTATTTAATCCCATATTTAATCTTATCCTCTTCTAAGAATCCAGTATCTTTAATTGTCATAGCTGAAACCATCATAGCACTATCTATCAATCCTAATTCCCACTCCAGACTCACTCTAGATCTTTGCTTTAGTTTAATCTCATCATAATTACTCAAATAGAACTCAATTGCAGTATCTCCAAATTTAACTCCCATAGCTTCCCAATCGCATATCATCTGTTTAATATACTTAACTGGCATCTCAAGATTTCTTTCACTCCAATAGTTCCAGTGGTGTTTATTATTATCTTTGTGATGTTGCCAAGCTCTATCAAAATTTTCTCTTAGGCGATTATGTTCTTCTTTGATAAAATCAAAACCACCATTTAAACCCAATGCTTCTACTAGATGTTTATACCTAGATCCAGATAGTTCAACTATTTCAGAATCTGTTTTGTTTTTTATTTTAACTCCAAACGGAGAATTAAACCATTCAGCATACGTCTTGAATTCTTTTGGGTTAAACTTGCTCAAGTCATGCATAAGTGCGTGCAAATACATTTTTTTATGCCAACAAACCTTAAATACATTCTTCTTGTGCTCCAATACATACTTTAAATATTCTTTATAATAATTCATATCTTTTTCCAAATTATTCGTCCTCCTTAAAAATTAATATCTCATATTAGGTTCATCAGTTTAATCTAACTTAACACTATTCTTATCAAATCTAGTTATTTCTTGATTGTAGCACTTGTATGTACATCCGACAATAGCACCGTATTGATCATTATTAAGTTTATCATATTCCACTACAACCTCATCGTAATACTTATCAAGAAACCCTTCAATAGTCGAGTCTTGGACATTTGATTTAATTTCGTTTACTAAAACTTTCATATTTCCTCCTTAATTTTAAATACTCTGTTTTTAACCCACTCTAACTCAACACTACTAAGTCTTAATTCACCTAGATTAATAAATGCTTCGTGTGATATGTCTACGCAATCATCTAAACTCATCTTAGTCAAATGAGATACTTTTAATAATTCAACAGCATCATCTACTATTTTTATAAGTGACTGTGTTCTTCCTTTAAAATATTCCTCATATTCTTCTTGTGTACAATTAGACCTATTTAAGTCTATTTCATCATACCATTCTCCAATTTCTACTTCCTGAGTATTAAATAATTTATAAAATACCCAATCTTTAGAGTCTAACAAATTCTCTAGTTCTTGATACGGATTATCACTTTCATGACTATAATAATATATCGTTGCTCTAGCTAATTTCATATTTTCCCTCCTCTTCTTGTCTACATTAACCTTTCACTTTATTATACAAGTTTATCTAATCAAAGTCAACACTTTTTATAAACTTTTTTATTTTTATTTTTTATACTTTATGCTTGCATATACTAATTAATTATGTTATTATTAAGTATATAGGATAGCTTTAGAAAGGCTTGCAGAGTATAAAGGAGGTAATATGAGATTAAAAGTTTACGAGATTAAGAAAGAATATCAATTAGAATCAGAAAAAGTTAAAGAGTGGTTTGTAGCTCAAACTAAATATCAAGATAATTGGTGGAACACAAAATTGGTAGTTGCAAATTCAAAAGATGATGCACTGTCAATCTACAAAGAAAGATATAAAATTTCATCAATTGGTGAATTATTTAGTGATGGATATTATTTTAGAGAAGTATACTCAAGAAAGAAAGCATATGTCATAGATGTTGATTTAAAAGTAAAAGAAGTTAATTATTCTATTGATGTACTCAAAGAGAGATTGCAAGCTGATGACTTTATGAAGTATTTTATAGCAAGAAATATTGAGTATACAGAGTTATTTGGAAAATAAGGAGGTATAAATGCAAAAAATGGAAATAATAAAATCATTGGTAGAAGATGACTTTTATAAACAAATAAAAACTATTGTAGAGAATGAGAAAAAAGATATAATATCAATTTCTCATTGTATATCGATTTTTAATAATATCGGTGTGACATATTACAATGCGATTATAATTTATAAGGAGATATAAATGAAGAGAGTAGTGGTAACTAAGTTTTTTAATAGTTTCAGAGATACAATTGGATTAACAGGCGTGATAACCATAGTAGATGAAAAGGAATTGATTAAGCTTGACACTTATCCAAACAGTGGTTATTTTCGGATAAGCCCAGACTGCTATGAAATAATAGAGATTAAGGATGCAATATGAATAGAGAAATAGACTATGCAAATATATGTAAGTATGATAAAAAATATTATTCACATGGAATAAAATTAGAATCACCCTGTAGAATTGATATTATGTCTGAGGAAAGCATGACGAATTTTAAGTTTTGGACTGGTAGCATAGATAAAATATTTGATATATCAATAGAAGAACCACTCCCAACCGCTAAAAATCGTGGAGTGATGTATGTAGTATTTTTAGATAAACACAAATTAAAAGATAGTGAAAATACTCAATGGATACAAATTTAACTGGTTAACGCCAGTTTTTTTATTGCAACAATTACATTTTCTATAACATTACAAATGTTAAGGCAAATCTAAAGTATCAGGCTATATTAAACGAACCATTAAAGCGGGTACTTATAAATTTATGGTACTAATCTATAATGTGCATATTTTACACATATTAATATGCAGTTAAATAAAAAAGAGTGAAATTAATCACTCATTACTCTACATATTCAACTTTGACTTCCATACATTCTCCACTTCCATCCAAGAAATTAACCCACAATTCTTCAAATTGACCTTTATATACTCTATCCATGTTGCACTCATAGTTTCTAATCAAGTATTTCTTTAATTCTTCAACGGTATCAAATGTCTTGCTATCAACAATTAAGTCCTCATTCCACCCATTATCATCAACAATTGATAGTCTGAAGCCCGGAGATTTAAATCCGCATAGGTCATATAGCATTTTACAATTTTGATCATCTAAATTATTCATCAATAATTCTTTGATGCATTTTATATTGTCACTGTTTCTTTCGCCAAATTTTATCAAATCATCTTTGTCATAGTCATTTAATTGTTCAAGCAATTCTGTAATCAAATCAAACATTCTATTTTTTAGTAAGAAAATAATAGTCTGCTCTGAAGTATAGTCGCTGTACAATTTAATAAACCCTTTTTCATACGCTTCTCTATAGTATTTCGTCTTGTACTCATCAACTTTATAGGTAGAACTAGATTCATACCCTTTATCTTTTGAGTGTTGAATTATATCACAAAATACAGGTCTGTCATCAATGTAGTTTTCTATAACGTATTCCATGAATTCATTTCTCATGGCAACATAATTCTCATTCCCATAGCATAAGTCTAAGAATTTGTTTAGAATATAGTCTTTTACTATTCGATCTTTTTTGAGTGATTTCATTAAAGATTCTTCATTGTAAAATATCTGATCAACATTAAAAGAGTATAGTTCATATTTATCTCTTCCGTAATTTTGCCAAGCTTTGTGCATACATACGGGATCGATTTTTAATACATACTCATAATCAAAATCAATCTTGCCTTTTCTTGTGAAATCACTTACAGTCTCTTTGCTGGCATATAGATTAACCTCATCTCCACTATTAAGTTTCTGATGTAAATTATTTGCAGTTTCTATATATTCCTTGTACTGCTTTCTACTTTTTACCGATTCTTTGTCTTTTTTACCTTTAATCTCATCTAACCCGTCTTGATTTCTCTTTCCATTTCCAACAGTCAGATATAAAAATTTCTTTGGTATATCCTTGTCTAATCTTGGTTTAATATTCATTTCTCCTCCTTATTATCTAGTTAACTTCCATTTATTTTAGTATAACATAGTATAAATAACATTGCAATAGTTTTGTGTAGCTATTTTAAAAAAACTCCAATTAAGGAGTTAAATAATTATTCCGCTATCTTTGATATGCATATTGATTTTCTCTTCTCTTAAGTACATCCTATATTCTTTTCTGAATTCATTAACAATTACGTGTATGCTGGAATGATCTGAAAAACTATTTTTTGCTTCGTATATCATCAACCTTTGGGATTCAGAAATTGCATATAGTCTAGGTCTAATTCTAGTCACTTCTCCGAACATTCCGTATCCATCCTCTTTAAATAATTCAAGATAGTAAGTATTCTCATCAATTTTTACCGTAATGCATATATTTTTAAATTTTTCATTCTCTTTTATTTTGTTTTTTCTTATTATTTCTTTTATTTTGTTAAACATAAATCCTCCTTAAATATAATACACCATTAATATAGTTACTAGATGTAATATCTGATCTAAATATAAATCTCTAGTCAGTGCATATGTTTTATCTTCTATTTGGCATTTCATTTTATCAATAATCATGTGTGTGATTACCAGATATAACACGGCAATAATACCTAATTCAATACCTATCACATAGAATCCAATAGCCACAGCCAATGTCCATAATGCAGAATGAACGAATAGTATAAATGAATTACCGCCTTTATTCGTAGCCAAGAAATCATTTTGTAGCACATAGTCTCCCACTAGATGACTAGCAATTAATATTAAAATATCCACAGTGCCTCCTTAAATAATTTCACTTTTATATCCGAGCTGATTTAACAATTCAAATATAAATTCTTTGCCACTATGTTCAAAATTGAACTTTCTTTCATAATCTTTAATATCATTTACCCATATTTCATCATCTTCTATACAAATATTGAATCTATTTGACCACTTTTTAACTTGTCTTAACCATTTAACTTCATCTTTAGTCATCATTTTCCTCCTTATTTAATTTAGCAATTTCTTTGCTAATATCTCTTACCGATTTGGTTGTACTTTCTAATCCAATTAATGCACTGTTTATAATATCTCCTGTTTTTGATAACGCTCTAGCATCAGGAATGTCTCCAAGTCTTGCAGTAGCAATTTTTACATTCATTATTATTAATTCTAATCTTTTTAATTCTTCAAAAGCTTTGGTAGATCCGTCGAATAATTGTTTTGTTAATTCATCAATTCTATTGTTCAATATTTTCCTCCTGTTCTTCAATCCATTCAGCTACCGAATTCATTATAGTTTGTTTTGTATATCCTTGACTTATTAGCGAATTAATTAAAAACTCAATCTGACAATTCACTGAATTAAAAGTACAAATACAATCTTTTTCCATTTTGTGTCTTTCTGGAACACCTTCGCAATCAGTTGTAAATACTTCGTAAGATAAATTAATGATATTTGGCTCATATTTACTATTCATGATTGACTCTATATCTACTATTTAGTGTATCAGTTTCATAATCATGATCTGATTTTACTTGTTTCATTCTTCTTTTTAAATTTTTATATAATTTATTATATTCCTTGATAATGGATATCACTTCCAATTCAACACTTTTTGGCTTAGAGTGAATGAATTGCCACTCATTAAATGATGTATCACACTCAAATACTAAAATTTCATCAATAAAAATATTAATCTCAGAATCGTCTATTTCTACACTTATACCATATTTTAAGTTTGAATCATATAAATTACTATATAATTTCTTGTAACTATTGAATTTATCGTTTTCCATAGTGTAACTTGTTTGTATTTTATCTAGTAATACGCCTATTTTACAAGTATTCCTACACATTTTTAAAATTCTGCAATAATCATACCATTTAACCATGTTTACTCCTTTCTTTATACTTATCTGACTTCATAAACTCCTCTACTTCTTGGAAATATTTGTAATTTTCACTATCTAGATTATTTTTAACCCATACTTTCTTTAATTTTATTATGTGATCTTGTATATTGTCATCAAAATAGCCTTGTAAATTAATATACTTGTCACATTTAATACAACTATCTCTCCAATCTTCTATAGAATAGCTATTTTGTTCATGTAATACAATTTCGTCATCATGATTTCTTAATGAACAGTTGTCATGTTGGCAATGAAAGCATGATATATTTAGACAACGCTGTCTTTTTCTTGCCATATTAACAACCCCATTCCATTCCATAGCCACAAATTCTATTGAAATCGTCATGTTTACTATTCTTATCTCGATATCTTTCTGATATAATTGATAAGAAATTATTGTATGTATACTTTTTACCATATTCATCAATAATAATATAAACATCATTATTTGTAACATTATATAAACTGATGAAATCATCAATATATTCATTGGCAAATAACACAGGCTTCCAACCACTCCTCATTTCTGCCATAAGATATGAATAATCACATTTTAAGTTGTCGGTCAAGAACTGCATTAATTCGTCAATATATTCCTTTTTAAAAGATAATTCAGTCAATAAGCAATGTACTCTTGATAATTCTACGTTCATTTTTTCAAAATCTTCCTTTTTATAAATATAATAACTCGTCATTTAAATCTCCTTTCGATAAGTTTCGTCCTATACCTATATAATACTATAATAGAAAGCACTTGTCAACATTAAAATCTATATTTTTTAATTATTTTTCCTTGACATTGGTGTTTTATGGTGTTACAATTATATTAAGTTTGGAAACACAAAAATAAAATATGAAAAAAGTTAAATATTTCACAAATAATGCTTGTAATGAGTTATCTAGTGTGGTATACTAAAGTTAGAAGAATACGAGAGGAGGAAATATGGACAGAAATCGAATTAGAGGGATTGTGAGACATCAAGAAAGAACTTATATTCCGGAAGAATATAGACTACTATATAATAAAGGTAGCATTAAGAAAATGTTCGAAGGAAGAAGTGATAGAGATAAATATGTTTTTATACAGATGTTGGAATCATTGGATGATATTGACAAGAAAATGATTACTTTAGGAGAATTGCAAGAGTTAGCTGAAGAATATATGGCTGATGAAATGGTAAGTTTGATTGAAAAGTTAAGTAAACATAAACGAGAATATGAATAGGAGGGAATATGAAGAAATATGTCGGACAATACAGAGTAGACATAGAGAGAGATATTATTACAGGAGATCACTTAATTAATGGTCAAACATTTTTAAGAGTACCAAAAGCTATGAAGGAAAATGGCGGAAAGATATATAGATATAATGAAAATATATTGGTAGCATACGTACCAAATAAGACAACTGGCGCAAGATTGTATGCAAAGTCAATTGAAAAAGTGCACTTATATAAAATAGTAGAATATGATGACGGTATGGATTTATATTTTAAAGAAGAGTACATACGTGAGATGGCTAAAATTATGATGGTTTCAACCAATGGATCAAACATTCCTCCGGAGAGTATAAAGAATCATCCTAGAAGAAAAGAGATTAGAGAGCAAAGAAAAGCTAATATGAGTGAAGAACAGTTGGAGATTATGAGGAATCGTGGGTTAAGGTTGTTCCAGAATATTTCAAACTCTAGTGAAAATAGCTCTGTGTAAGCTAGAATAAAAGATAATGTAAATTTGGTATTATCATACCTATAAGACGTAAATACGAATGTAGTAGACAGTAAAGGAGAATAAATAGATGGGCGATAAAAGAAATATGACTAAATGGACAAGAACACCGAATGAGGAAGAATGGACGGGATACAAAAGCAGAGTGATTATTTGTCCTAAATGTGGAAGGATTCCAGAAAGTAGAGGCGGAAAATGCTTGAATTGCGGAAGTAAAGTAGAGGAGTAGGGATGAGTGAGAGAGGGATGTATCACAAAGACTATATACATTTACCAGAAGAAGAGAAGCAATCTAAAATGGAACATTTTCGAGATTAGGAGGTAGATAATTTGGCGTTAAATAAACAAATACATCTATATGGTGTTGGGACAGACTATTTTTATAATAAAAAAGAAGAAAAGATAAATATCAAATTAAACAAACTTAGAATAACAAAAAAATATTGGGTTGAAAAAATAATAATCATAAAAAATCTAAGCAAAAGAGCGAGGGCTAAATTATCAGAAGAAGATATTGAAAATATCGAATTAAATAATGAAATATACCGGGCTAGAGTTTCTGAATTAAATCAAATTATAAAGATTTATAAAAATAAATTAATAAACAAGCTTGATAATAATAAAAAAAGAAGAAAAATGAATACAAAAAAAATCAAAAAAAGCGATATTATATCATCTTTTGATTCAACTACTACCAGAGTAACAGGATGTGAAATAGGCGAAGTAACAGAAGACATTATAGTGATACAAACATACTATTTTCAAATAGCGGAATCAATATGGGAAAGAGGGTTTACTTGGAATGGCGAAGAATACATCGCATATACCGCATCCGCTGGTCAGATTAGGCTTAAAAAATTTGTAGCCATTAAAAAAAGTGTTTATGACAAACATAAATTAACATTAACGTGTGGATTAACAGAGGATATAATAAATGAAAGAGGCGGAGTTAATACTAATAAATACTTAGCATACTTGGCTTTAAACAATAGTGCAACTGATGTATGGGAAGATTTTAATATTGATAACGCTATAGTAGTTGATGACTTTGAGACTAATGTAAAAGGATTAGTCGATTTCATAGATTATGAAACGTATAAGATAGAATCAAAAAAAGAAATGAAAATACCGATACCACATACCGACGGCATAGGAATTTACTTATCTGATAAAAATAGAATGGTAAGACTTCCTTGGATTAAGGGTTTGATGACTCCGTTTCCGTACATAAGATTTATAAATAAATTCTTAAAACAATATCCCAATGCAAGATACGTTAAAGACATATATGGCAAGGAGTATGACATAATAGAAGACGGAATCACTGCAATATTTACCAAGTCTCAATTCAAAATGTGGAAATATTATGACAGTTGGGATCAATACAAGGAGAATTACAAGTTATATAATTGTCATGCATCTTATTGCAACGAGGAGGTTAAAAATCCACCGACTGCTAAAATAAATTATCAAATGCTACAAACACTTACGGATGTAAATGATTCTGAGATAGACTCAATGGTAGAGCCGACTGTAAAGAAAATTACTAATATGGGTGAAGATGTTGGTGTAATGTTAAAGGTTTTAAAATCCGATAATAATTATCACAGAAAAAATAGTTATCAAGAAGCTTTAAATTTATACCCAGAATTACTGCAAGATCCTCATAGCAGAGAAGTTTTAAAGGCTATTAAAAAAAGCCTAGTAAAAGATGCAAGAGGAGGAAAATTATATATAGACGGGAAGTACACTTTTATTTGTCCGGATATATATGCATTTGCAGAATGGCTATTTTTAGATATAGAACATCCGAATGGATTATTAAGTGGAAATCAAGTTAGTTGTAAATTGTATAAAAGAGCAAAAAAATTAGATGTACTTAGAAGCCCATCTTTATATAGGGAACACTTCATAGGTGAAAATACTTTTAATACAGAAATAAACAAATGGCTACCAACCAATGCTATATATATGAGTTCTCATTGTTTGGCTAGCTTATTGCTCATGTATGACGTTGATGGAGATCAAAGCCTAGTTTGTGCAGAACCAACTATAACAAAAGTTGCTGAGAGAAATATGGTTGATATAGTTCCATTGTATTATAATATGAAAAAAGCACCATCTCAACAGTTAAACAATAAAACAATATACGAAGGATTATCATTAGCTTATAGGAATACAAGCATAGGTCTATATAGCAATAATATAACGAAAGTATGGAATAGTGATGATCCTAACTTGGATGTAGTAAAACTATTGTGCTTAGAAAGTAACTTTTCAATAGATTCCGCAAAAACATTATTTTTCATAGAAAGACCTGAGAATGAGAATAATTTAATATCGAGATACACGAAGTCTAAAGTGCCACACTTCTTCATGTATGCAAAGGATAAACCCGAATCGAATGTTGAGCCAATAAATACAGATAGTATAATGGGCAAAATAGAGGGAAAGATACCATCGGATAGGCTTACTTTCAAAAGAAACAATCTACCAACATTTGATTATACGATGCTTATGAAAAACAAGGGTATAAAGTTGGATGATGAAATAACCCAAGTATATAAAGAACTAAATATAAAAGTTGGACATTATTCTAATAGAAGTTCAGATGATGACAATAGCCATATGTATTACATATATAATGAGGTAAGAGATACATTATTGGATATGAGAGATGACAAACATGAGGTCGTTGACGTATTGGTAGCGTATACCTTTGGTAATAAAGCAAAATACAAGAATACACTATGGTCATGCTTTGGAGATATAATCTTACAAAATTTAAAGGTGAATATGATCAAAAAAGGATTAGATAAAACAATATGTTGTAACAGGTGTGGCGAAAGAGTTGTAAAAAAAGCACATAATCAATTATATTGCGATCGTTGTAAAGAAAAAATACAACTGGAACTTCAGAGAAAAAGCATGAATAAGCATAGAAAATCACTAATTTTGTGAAGTAGCTATGGAACGTAGTATTTTCAACGCTTTCATCAGTTTTATGGTTCTTGTATAAAACTACTTAACCCTTACAACCATTGCAATTGCTATATTCTTCAATAGTGTAAACCTTTAGTAAAAAAAGATAAATGCCGATAAGGAATAACACAAGATATACAAAGTGAATTGTAAGTTCCCACAAGATATAGAAATGGGGCTGAGAATGCCCCTCTCTATAAATACAACTATTTCCATAAGAGGGAGATGATGATATGTTTAATCTACAATGTAATAACTGTTTATTTGAATGCAAAAATAAGTATAATGGTGAATGTCCATATTGCGAGCACAAAGTAGATGAAATTGAGTTACAAGATATAAACTATCAAATTAAAAGATTAAATGTAGACCTTTACAAGTTCTGCAAGAGAAATAATCTGAAATATAAAATACTAAAAGAAATGCTAAAAGGTCGTAGAGAATGGAATTATAAATATCTATATAAGATTAATAATCGCTTAAACGAGGATGATTGGATTATAGAACATTTAAATAAGTACCCAAATGGAATTAGACCGGAGGCAGTATAGCTACATATTCTTAGGAGAGGAGAATTGATGGGCAAAAGTAATATAAATATAAAATATAAATGCTTGGGAGCCGGTTCTGGTAATGTAACTGGATCGGCTCACTTGTTAGAAATAAAAGTAAACAATAAATTGACTAGTATATTGTTAGATATGGGAGCAATTCAAGACGGCAAATTTTCAACAAAGCAATTGTTCGATATGAATAGGTGCGATTCAGATATGTCTGAAATTGATCATATTATTGCTTCACATGGGCACCTTGACCATATAATGAACTTGTGTCAAGTACAAAGATTGGATTTTGATGGAAATATTTATATGACAGATATGACATTGAAGTTGTGTGAGCATATAACAGAAGATGGAATTAAGATACATGATAAAACTGTCGAGTATTTGAGTAAATCTGTTAAAAAAGGAAATATAACTCCGTATATGAATATGAGAAGTAGAGATTATTTCTTATCAAGAGTTAGAGCTTACGGCTATGAAAAATGGATAGTTATAAATGACAATATAAAATTTAAATTTATGGCATCTGGTCATATTAGTGGGAGTTCTATGATTTATTTAGAAGTACAAGATGGATATGAAAAGCAGACAATATTATATACTGGTGACACATCATGCAATAGAGAAATTCCATTTACAATGAAGCCATCAATCAAAGGTATGAAAATTAATCATTTAATAACTGAATCAACCTACTCTCATGTACATATAGAACAAAGAACAGAAGATGTAATTGTAGAAGATTTGCATAGACTAATAAAATCTACTTGTATAGAGAAGAAAGGCGATTTACTAATTCCTTCTTTTGCAATGGCGAGAAGCACGAATCTGGCTTACTACTTAAAGAAAACCTATGAGAAATATCCAGAGCTAAATCCTATTCAGATTTATATGGCTAGTCCGCTAATGAATAAGTGTCACAACACACTCGGTTCAGACAGTGATTTCTATGACGAAAAGTGGAAAGATGAAATGGATTTATTTGAGTGGGGTAAGATATCACAATTATCCGAATTTAAAGATGTTATGGCAGTATCTAGAAGAAGTGAACCTAAAGTATGGATTTCCAGTTCGGGAATGGCTGATAAAGGCATCAATTCTTACTTAGTTTCTGAGATAGTCAAGTCTAGAAAGAATACTATTGTATTTGTTGGATATTGTGCAGAAGGAACTACAGGTAGGAAGTTAATTGAAGGCAAACAGAAAACGATTACTTCTAATATAGATGGTGAAAAGAAAACTGTAGCCATTAGAGCGAGAGTTGAAAATCTAACTGGTATGTCAAGTCATGCAAGTGGTAAAGAAATCGTTGAAACACTAGAGACCGCTGAAAAGAAAAAGTTAAAAACAGTAATAGCTGTACACGGTGATAAAGATAGAACAGAATCAATGTGTGAGCTATTTCAAAATAAATACAAGCAAAATTTAAATACATATGCTCCAAGGATTGGACAGAGTATAAAATTATAGGATGTAACATAATATTGAAGGGAGAGCAATATTGAGTAATTTGGATACAAAGAAAAAGCCTAATGAGTCCTACGAGGATTACTGTGATAGAATGTATAGGATGCAAGGAGCACTTGGTCATACAAATGATGTAATGGGCTATATAATCAATCAGAACGTTGATGAAAAAGAAGTTAAAGACGAATCTGCTCACAGAAAATCAGCAAGGATAAGGATTAAAGCATTTGACAGAGGATATGAAGAAGGTTTAAAATGTGTTAGAGATGATTATAGTGTAAGAGGACTAGATTCTCTTATTCCAAAAACTCATCTTGAAAAAATGCAAGAAATGGTTGGAGAATATGGGATCAAGAAAAGAGATATGCAACTAGAAAGATTGGAATTGGCTAGGCTTTATAGGGAAGTTACTCCGGTTTTATTATTTGCAGAACAATACTCTTTAGTTATAAAAGAGAACCTTGAATTTGTCATACCAGAAGAATTATTCGACATTCCTTACGAAGAAATTGTAGGAGAATCTGTTATTAAAGGTTGTCCAGCGGACTGGCATACTGGTGTATTAATTGATGAAGAATATAATTACCATAATCATAAGAAAGCTGAAGAGAAAATAGATTATTATGCGGATAAATTGATGGAATATGCTAAAATGTTTAACGCTAAGATGATTGATATTACACACCTTGGTGATATCATAGAACATTTCGACATGAGAAATCAACAAAAGTGGAATTGTGAGTTTGCTACAGACAAGCAATTGGTTGAAGGTGAAAACCTTACGTGGAGACTTGTAATCAGACTTATGAAAAACGGATTTAAAGTTAGACTAGGTGGAATATATGGAAACCATGATCGGATCACTGGATCTAAACATGATGCGGTAGAAAACAACACTGCAATGTATGTTATTATTCAAAATATGAAGAATAGTGTAACTAGAGGAATAGAGCTATACGGAAAAGAACTTCATTTATTAGAATTTGCTGACCAACCGGAAGATTACGAGCATCAAGTTGATGAAATCTATGGAAATAGAATCAGATATCAACATGGTCACAACGATGCTAAGAATGATGAGAGAAAAATTGAGAAGTACAACGGAGTCGATGATGACTCTTATGATATTTTAGTATTTGGTCACTTACATCACGGTAGAGTAATTCATAAGAATAGAAATGAAATGGAAATCTATGGAGGAACGCTCCAAGGCTCAAATTCATATGGTAAAAATAAGGTTAAATCAACAGCAGATGCATCTCAGTTAATAATTGTATTTAGAGATAACGGTGATGTATTGCCATTTGAAGTAAATCTACAACATATTTAGACACAAGAAGGGAGAGACACTATGAATAATTTTACTAGAAATACTGGGACATTGGATATCAATGAGCTTGTGTCACAATTGAAAGAATCGGCTAATCCGGTTATGTATCAATACTTTAAAAATTTAGATGAGGGAAATCTGTTAATTAGTGGTGAAATTGATGATTTAACTATTGAATACTTCATTATGCCATTAATGCAATTGGATGCTGATCCTAATGTAGAAGAAATTACTATCTACTTGAATTCACCGGGCGGTTCTATCTTTACGGGAATGACCCTATGTGAGGCTATTGAGAGATTAAAAACTCCTACAAAGGTAGTATTACTCTCATATGCTTATTCAATGGGAGGATATATCTTAATGTCTGGATTCAGTAATCCTAATGTTAAGAGGGTGTGTTATCCATTTAGTACAGGCTTAATTCATCAAGGTAGTACTAGATTAGGTGGAAATAGTAATGACGTAGAAGATACATATGAGTTTTATAAGAAATACAATGAGAAAATGAATCAATATATTTTAGACCATAGCAATATTCCAAGCGATGTATTGGATAAGCACAAAAGATTCGAGTGGTATTTAACTGCTGATGAAATGCTTGAGTATGGTTTAGTAGATGAGATTATTTAAACGGGTAGGGATTAATTTCCCTACTTTATTTATATTTTAGAACAAGTCTATCACGGACAATATGGAGAGCTTAATATCGACCTCTCCCTCGATTTAGCTTTCTTAGTGTGATAGGCTTATTTTAGGATATAAATTAATGTGGGATAGGGAGTGCAACCTGATAAAGTTAGACCATCCATCTAACTTTCCCACATTTTATACAATGGATATAATATCGGGAGGTATTTAATGTTAGTTAGTAAAACAGTAGAAACAAAGTGGAATAGCAGAAATAAGAAAAAATTTGTTGAACTTGGATATGAATATACCAAGATGGGAGATATCTTTTATACATCAATCGAAGATACATCAAAAACAAATAAAAATTACATAAAATATAAATGTGATTTTTGCGGAGAAATAAACAGTAAAATGTTCGGAGAATATCTACAGCAAAGGAAGATAACTCCTATGGATTGTTGTAATGATATTGACTGCAAAAATAAAAAACTTGAAATGTCAGTGTTAAAAAAATATGGAGAAACTAACATAAGTAAGACTGATTATTTTAAAGAAGCATATAAAGCCAAGATGAATCAAAATTATGGAGTGGATAACTATTTTGAGTTGCTAGACCATACAGGATCTAATAATCACGAATGGAAAGATACCAATTACACCTGCACAAATTGTGGAAAAGTGGAGCACAGAAAAGAGAGTCATATAAATAAGAATGGGAATAATTTTTGTTCTATGGAGTGTAAGGCTGAATTCTATACAGGAGAAAAAGTCGAGGATTATAAATATCCACGAAGCACGAAACTATACAGGGAGTGGAAGGATTCTGTACACAAAAAATACCATAATAAATGTTTCATCTGTGGTTCACAAATAGATATCAGGGCACATCATTTAGAAGGGATGTCTATAAATTCTAGTCTGGCATTTTCTGTGAATAACGGAATTACGCTATGTGACAATCACCATAATCCATCAGAAAAGGGGTCTTTTCATAATTTATATGGAACATACAAAAATACAAAAGAACAATTTATAGAATATTGCGGAAAATACCATAGTATAAACTACGAAGAAAAGATTAAGAAGTTAAAACTAGAAGGGAGAGAATATGGCAACAGCTAAAGAAAAACAAGCAGACAAACAAATAGCAGAAGCTTTAGATTTTCTTTCTGAGCAAGGCTATAATATACCAAAACGAGGTAGAAAAACTGCCACAGATATTAAAAGAGAAATAAAAGCATCAAAAGCTACACTCGAAAAATATAATTACAAAGTACAAGGTGAGAATGAATACACTTGTACAGACTGTGGTAAATCGCTTAGTATTAAAGAAAACAATTTTTATATGTCACAATCAAGAATGTATAGTGGAGTGGGTCTAATCTCAGTATGTAAGAAGTGTCTAGAGAGATATTTTAATGACTATATGATAGTTAACAATGGAGACGTAAAGTTATCATTCTATATGTTGTGCAGAGAGGTTAATGCCGTATTTGCACTATCTGCTGTAGACATGGCTATTAGTAGTAAAAACTCTACATTCAAAACATACTTTCAAAAGATAAATAGCTTGAAGCAATACCAAGGCATGAGTTTTAAAGATAGCGATCCATTTGACTCAACCACTGCTGAAGTAAAAGAACAGAGAGAGGTTGAATCTGGAAAGCTAAAATTAAGCAAAGAAGAGAGACAGGCTAAAAAAGAGGTAGTTGAAGCAATAGGAAGAGATCCTTTTGTTGATTTGCCAGTTTCTGATCAAAAACTATTGTATCCAGAACTTCTAGAGCATATAGATGAGGATGTTCAAGAGAATCCATTTTTGGTTAGCCAGATAGTACAAGTTGTTTTAAATAACAATACTATATCCAAGCTAAATCAAATGTTGTCAAGGTTAGCAACAGATGTAACAGAGGCACATAAAAATGACGATAAAATTAGAAATTTGATAAACAACATAAAGAATTTATCAAGCGCTACAACTTCAATAGCAAAAGAAAATGGAATCGCAAAAAAGGGTGGAGAAGGAAAGAAGCGGTCTACTTTGACGGGTATGATGTTATACTACAGAGACTTAGATTTAGACGAGATAGAAGTAGATTATTATGATCAAGTTGGCTCAATCGGCATGGAAAGAGTGCAAAAGATGTCGATGAAAGCTATATTTGACCAAGGGTTATTTAATGATAATGATTTGCAAGAAATGTTAAGTCATAGTAGAAAGTTAGTTGAATCACTTGAAAAAGAAAAAAATAAATTAGAAGAAGAAAACAGGAAACTAAAAGTTATCCTAACAAATAATAAGATAGACTATAAGGTTGGTGATGTTGATGCATCCACAAGCTAATAAATTTGTAAACCAATCATCAAAAAAGAAAGTTTTTCTAACAGAAAGAAAAAGAATAGTATACAAAGGCAATGCAAAGTTCATAAAGTTTCTCAGAAGAAATCCTGTAATAGCGTGTGAGTTGTTGCTAGGTATTAGATTAATGGATTCACAGAAATTAATTTTGCAAAAAACTTGGAACACGAAATACAATGTATGGGCGTGTACTCGTAACTTTGGGAAAAGTTTCCTATTGGATGTTATAGCAATGCTCAAAATGTTGTTGTATCCAAACCTTTCTATATACTTGGTTTCAAGTAAAGGTAATCAGGCAATTGAGAGCTTCCTCAAGTTGGAAGATATTGCCAAACAAAGAATAGAATCAATACCTTCTTTGAAGGATATTTTTATGACAGAGGTTGTATCGTCATCGAATTCTGATGGATTTGTACATGATAAGGGATCACATAAGGTAGGTCTTATTAACAATTCAACTATTTATACATTAAACTCAGTTCCAGATAACGTCAGGGGTAAAAGAAGCCAACTTGTCCTCATTGATGAGGCGGGGTTTACGGACGAAGAACTGATAAACGTTGTAATTCCATTTATATCACAAAAGACTGACTTCAAATTATCAACAGAAGAAAGCTTTGACCAAGAGTTACTCAGAAAACAAGTTCCATCTCAAATAATATTTTCTTCATCAGCATCGGAAGTTGATCATAAGTTTGCAAGAACCTACAAGGAGTATGCAATAAAGATGATAGCAGGAGATAGCAATTATGCTGTATTTGATATACCATGTGATGTACCATTAGCGCCTATGGTTGATAGCAAGCCAGCACCGCCACTACTTGAACAAGGTGAAATAGACGATATGCTTAAAATGAACTATGATAAAGCCATGCGCGAGTACTTCAATAAATTTCAAAAATCAGGCGGAATAGAACAAATGATAAAACTTAGTCAAGTAAGAAAGGCTGAGAAGTTTGTTAGACCAATGTTATTCTCAAACTCAAAAGGGGAACGGTTCATAATTGCAATGGATTCTGCACTACAAAGTGATAATTCAATCATAATGGTTATGCAAATTCTTTATGATGAAATGAGAGGGTATTACGGAAGAATAGTTAACTGTATCAATTTGAATGACACGGAGAAAAAAGGTAATATACAATTAAACTCAGAAGTACAGATGAAGAGACTAAAACAAACGATACTAGATTATAATATAGATGAAAAAGACTATGAAAAAATTGATCGTCTAATGGTTGATATTGGTCACGCTGGTATGCAGGTTTTCTTAGACTTGATGCTTGCTGACTGGTATGATGATGATGGAATAAAACATAAGGGATTTATTGACTCCACTCATCCAAGATGGGAAACTGAGAAAAGAAATCATCCTAATGCGTGGGATAACGTCGATGCAGTTAGTCCATCTAAATATAAAAGGAGTATGTGTGAAGACTTATTTGAGCTAATGAGAATGAATTTGATTGAGTTTCCTCAAGAATATGATCACAAAGGTCATATATTTGATGAGATAGATGGCGAAGTTAAAAGAATAGAGCTAACACAAGAAGAAGAACTTGCTTTGGCGAATATAGATATACTAAAAACAGAAATGACATCAATTCATAAACTAGGAACTAGAGATAACCCTAAATATGAATTGCCGAAAAATAAAGTTAGACGTATACACGATGATAGATTCTACTGTCTCATAATGTTGGCTAAGAGATTGGCTGAAATAAGAAGAAAAGATGAATTATCAAAATCAAGATCAAAGAAAAAATTCAACATAAACAACGCACAATCATGTGTTACATCGATATCACTCTAAAGAAAGGAGGTAGAAATGACAAAGAAGACTACGGTAAATGAGAATGAAGAATTCATTGTTGAAGTTGTTGATGAAGGAGAATCTGATGAAGCTTTAGTTGTAACAAGTACGAAAGACTTTACACAAGATCTGCTAAAGAAAGCAATGTCATCTTATGCTGGAAGCGAGAAAACATATTCTCAACAAGTAGATGAACGAGCTTTTATGAAGACATCTTTAACTGAAGCCAAGATAGAAGAACTCGCGTTTTTACCACAGGACAATATCGAAAAAGTCCAGCAAATTAATAGTTATATTGACCTTTATCTAAACAAAGATGATATCATAGGTAGGGTATATGAAATCATAGAAGCAAATACAAATGCAGATTTCCAGCTATCCTATCCAAAAGTAGAAGGTAGAAATAAAGAAATAAAACTAAAGAAAGTAAAAGATATAATAGATGAATTCAACAAGCAAATTGAGTTGGAAGAATTAATCATAGAGACTATACCATATGCATATGCAAACGGAAATAGAATGTTATATCTAAGAAAAACAAAATACGGTACATATCAAGTAGATAGATATCCACTAGGAATGGTTCAGTATTCATCTTATAAGGTAAATAATGAACCAGTTGTAGTATTTAGTTTGCCAGATTTGCTAGGTAGGATGACCGGACAAACATTAATTAGTCCATTTTCAACGAATTCACTAACGACTTTCGATCTTAGAATGTTTCCTGATATGGAAGATGAAATAAGAGAAAATTTTTCAACTGAAATTTATAGAGCTTATCTGGAAAGAAAGCCAACAGTTACATTAAACACTGACTTAACCGCTGTAATAAGAACAAACAATCGCGGAAAAAGATATGGAGTGTCTCCAATTTTCAAAGCATTAAATCCAGCACTTAAACTAGAAGTACAAGAGAAAAGTGATACAATGGACTCAAAAGCTAGAGGAAAGAAGATTATATTCCAGAGAATATCAGATAAATTATTAGGAGAAAATGGTGAAGATATAGATTTATCTCCATCTATATATTCTCACAATGAATTTGTTAAAGCTTGGAAGGGTGAGATTGTAGTTTACACAGGAGCACCTTGGGTTGAAGATGTAAAATATGTTGAGCCAAAACAATCGTCAGAGCATTCAAATGCACTTAATTATTATAGAAGTAAAGTTCTGTCTGCATTAGGAATAACTTTCTTAAATGGAGATTCAAAAACTGGTACAGCTACAGCTCAAATGTCACTTAATGAACTAATGAAAGAAATTGATAAGATAGCAAAACAATTATCAAACAATATAAATAAGTGGTATAAATATATTCTGAATGAAGCTGGGTTGCCAATTGAATATGCGCCTACAATCGAGGTTCTCGACTCTGAAATCATGAACTTGAGTATTAGGATGCAACTTGCAGATAGTTTATTTAATAAATACGGTGCATCATATAGATCTACGTATGAATTAATGGGCATGGATTATGAATCAGAGAAAGAAAAAAGAGAATCTGAGAACGAAGAAAACTTAGATAAGGAAGTATTCTACGCTAGACAAACAGCATTTACTTTCTCTGCAAAAGGCGAGGAAGATTATGTGTATGAAGGTAATGATGGTACGGATAATAAAGATAAACAGTCGAAAACCCCTCAGCAACAAACAAATGATGAAATTAGAAAAGAAGGTGAGACAGATGTTTAAATTATTAGCAGAAAATAAAAACTCATATTCTTACTTGGTAGTAATAGAAGGAGTTAAATACACTATAGAAGTTTCAAATAATGGTAAACTTTTAGATATATCGCCATATGTTATAAAAATGGAAGTATCTAGCAACAACAGAAGAATGGAATTTGGATAGGAGGCAATATGAAAGACAATAATATTATAGTAGCCTCTGGCAATAATGTAGAAGTATCACAGTCTGAAGATGGTTTATGTCTATATGTGACAGCTAATATGGGATTTCTAAATAACTATAACTTAAATGGAGTAATGTTGACAAACTCAGAAAAAGCAGATGAGTCTGTAAGAACTCTTATTAACAGACCAATAAAAGGAAAATTAAGAAAAGATTTTTTTGGAAATGAGAGATTTGGAAGCCATGAAGCATATGAAGACGAAGAAGGAAGATTGAGGTTCAACACTGAAACGATTGGAACTCACTATAATGCTTTTATACAGGATGTGGAAGTTCAGTTGTTGCATGGAAGCAGAGAAAAGGCAATTTTGCCATGTATGTTTGGTCAAGCAATTATTTGGATTGATGAATATCCTTCCTATGCAGAAGCTATAGTAAAATTATATTCAGAAGGAAGGCTTGGAACAAGCTGGGAATTATTTGGCAATGACTTTACTGATGATGGAGGACTAGCTGAATCTTTAGGAATTGATAATCCAAGATCTTATTCTTCATGGACTATGACGGCAAATACAATAATTGGGGTTCAACCAGCATATGGGGAGAATAGCAGAATAATTCATACATCTCAAGATGAAGATGCAAATAGAATATTATCCGAGGCACTTGAAAAAGACTTTTCACAAACTACAAGAAAAGAAGATTATGGTACTGGAAACTCAATAGAGATTGATAGATCCGTAGATTCTGCAAGCAACTCTTCTTGGGGTGACGTTAATAAAACTGATCTAAGGAATAAAGCATTAAAAGCAAAAAATTATAAATCTTTAGTGGATTTTATTTATTTAGATGTAGAAGAAAGCTGGGAAGATGCACCTAGTCAAAAATTATCTTATCCAGTAGGTCAAATAATTGGAGATAGAGCTGTATATAATATCAATGGAATACAATCAGCATTGGCATTTTTAAGAAATCCAAATACTGAAAATAATCCAGAGGTAAATAGAAAATTAAGAAAACTTTATGAAAAGTTTGACTTGGATACAAAAAACTTTAACTCAACCCATCATAACGATGATGAGGATGATTATAAAAACAATAGTGATAACCAATCTCAGAATCAAACTAGCGAATCTGAGAGTAATGGAAGGAGCACAGACATGGAAGAAAGATTAAAGCAACTAGAACTTGATCTTGCTGAGGCTAACCAGAAGCTTAAAGAATATGAAGAAGCTGGTAAGGATGCTGAGATCGCACAATTAAAAGAAGAGATGGAAACTCTTAAAACTGAGAAATCAGATGCAGAGGAAAAATTAGTTAAAGCTACTGAAAGTTTAGAAACTCTAACTTCTCAAGTTGAAGAATTAAAGCCTTACAAAGAGAAAATTGAAGTTATTGAAGCTGAAAAAGCTGAGACTGAAAAACAGGTTAAAATTGCTGAGTTGACAGAAATGGTGACTAAGGGCGATTATGTAACAAAAGAAGAATTAGAAACAAGCGAAGAGTTGAAAACTATGATTTCAGAATGCAATGAAGATGCTTTAAAAGTATTCAGAGCAGAAAGAATCTTAGAAAAGCTTGACGCAGAAGAAAAGAAGGATGTTGAAACTTCACAATCTAAAGAGAAAAATACTAGAAAAGACTTCTCAGAAGATACAAAAGTTTCAAAAGATGCTATGACTGATTTTTTAAATTTATAGGAGGAATAAGATATGTATAGAAGATTACAATCAAACTTTGGAAAAACAAAGAACGCAATGTTTACTGCTGGTGAAGCAATGGTTAAAGGTATGTTGGTAGTAAAAGATTACTCTGACAGTACTGTAAACTTACCAGCATCTGCAACAGCAGTTAATGTATTTATCGTAGATTTCGATCCAGAATACACTGGATTATTGTCAGTAGAGAACAATGTATCAGATTACGATGCTAGATTAAATGATATCGCATTAGGCGACAGAGTTACTTTAGAACTTTTACAAGTTGGCGAAAAATATGGTACTGATCAATTTATCGCTACTGGTATCGCAGTAGGTGACCCATTAGAAGTAGGCACTGATGGTAAATTAGCAAAACATACAGGTACTTCACCATTTGTTGCAACTGATATTGCATATGATGATGCAGGAAATACTTTATTAGTATTTGAAATCACTGAAACGCCATTTGCGTAATAAATATAGAATATAGGAGGAAGTATATATGTTTGAATTATCAGAAGTTATGAAAAAAGACGGAAGAATGCTTGAGTGGGCGCAAAAGGTTAACGCAAGCGAAAAAGGTAAGAGAGTTACATTTTCAGAAGAAGATACACAAATTTCAGAAGCAGTTGACGTATGGGCAAAAGAAATTGGTGAAGGTAAGAGATCATCAAGAGAATTATCTGCTTATTTACAAAAAGTAATCCAGCCGGAAGTTTATGATGCTCCAATGGATTTATTAAATATGTTCTTTATGGAAAATCCATCTATTGGTGAATTTGACGACTGGACTATCGATAAAGCTCCAAAGAATACATTACAAGCTTACGAATCAGCTAAAAATGGTAATGTAGATAAGTCTTATGTTGACTTTGAGAAAATCGTTCCAGTTACTAAGCATTTACAAATTGAAACTGAATTAAAGATGATGGACTTAAGAAAAGGTGGATTTAAGTCAGTTGCTTTAATGACTGAATGGGCTATTAATGAGTTTAGAAATAGAATGTTTTTCTATATGTTTGATACAATAGACGCTACAATCACTGGCGCAGATCAAACAGCTACAGCATCTGGCGCACCTGACAAAACAACTATGGACAAGATGGCTAAATATGTTAGATCTGAATTAGTTTCTGGTACTCCAATGACTTTGTCTAACTCTGACAGAGCGTTTGAGATTAGTGAATTACCGGGTGCGACTTTACTTTCAGACCCTATGAGAGATGAAATTAATACTACTGGTATTTTAGCTACTTATAGACAATTAAAGATTAACGAAATTGCGGCTTCTAGAGAAACTGGTAATGGCGATAAATTAATCAATCCAGACAGAGTTTATGGTATCGCTGGTCAAATCGGCGAGAGAGCACTCAAGGGTCAATTGAGAGTTTTATCTGCTGAAGATATCAACAACGAAGTTATTGAACTTAAGTTTACTGGATTTGAGTTTACTTATGCGATCACTTATCCAGAAAAAGTTTTTAAATTAACAATTACTGCATAAAAAGTAATGGACTGTCTTTTGGCAGTCCTTATTTTCCAAATTAGAAGGGAGAGAAAAGTATGAAAGAAAAATATATCGTAAATAATTTTTATAATTTTATCAGTTTACCAACAGAGGACATTAAAAAGCCTTTATATATTGATGCAGGAAATTTGAATTCTCTGGAGCCTAGATTTAAGAAATTGACTTTAGATGAAATTAGATATATCAATTTAATGTCTGATGTTTTTAAAACAGGAAGATTGGAATTCTTAAGAGATGATGAAGAAGAGTTGTTTGAAGAACTTGGTATTGAAAAAGAAGAAGGAACATTTTTCTATGCTGAAGACGTACTAGATACAGTAAAACATCCAACTAAAGAAAAACTAGAAAAAGTTGTCAAAATTAACAGCTTAAATACAATTGATTTATTCAGAGGTATTGTTATTTCGTTCAGAAATTTAGGAAATGAAGACGTTTCAAATAGAGTGCTTACTGTTGTTAACAAGAGAAGAGATGAAGTTTACGCTAATCCGGGGAAAGAGACTACAATTTCTATTAAGAAAACAAGTGCTGAAGTAGAAATAGAAACAAGAGAAAAAGCTATGGAAGAAGCTATGGCAAGTGCTTTAGCAGATATGCAAGCAAAACTCAAGAAAGATTACGATAAAAAGCTTAAGAAAGAATTAGATAAAATTAAAAAAGAAGCTAAAAAAGAGGAAGATAGTAATAAATAATAAAAACATACATTAAGGGGGTGTGTTCTAGTGAATAAAAGTAATAAAAAAAGAACACATCATGAATTCCTTGATGAGTTGAGAATTAAAAATAAATATGCGTATGATAATTTAGTATTTGTTGAAGAGTACATTAATTGCAAACAAAAGATTACAGCAAGAAGTAGGTATGGATTAGTCTGGGTTTATCCGGGACATCTCCTAAAAGGTGCTGTATGGACGAATAATTCAGCTTTAGATAAAACCAGCTATTTTATAGAAAAATTAAAGTATGTAAATCCTAGAATTTCAGAATCAATAATAAGATTCAACAGTGAATATATTTCAGGATATAAGAATATTCGATTCGAAACAAAATATGGTGAATGTGCTATTTCTCCAAACAGACTACTAAATCTTAAAGATGAAATTGGCATAAAAAGTGCAGTTGACAAAACCGACTACTTCATGCGCGAGTTAAGAGATATTAATAAGAGTTGTTTTGACAGGATATTATATTTGACAAGTGAGTATGAAGGTGCATTGAAAAAGATAAAATTCATGACTAATCACGGAGAGTGTGCAATGTCTCCCGACTCCATGAAATCAAAAAAAGCTATGCCAACATTTGAGTCAGCACTCAATAAGACACAGTACTTAATATCAGAGGCTAGGGAAATTCATGGCGACTTATATGATTACAGTATGTTTGAATACACAGGCAGTAGTCACACACTTTATCCAATAATATGTAAAGAACATGAAGTATTTCATCAAGACTTTGCTAGTCATAAACAAGGATTTGGGTGCAAAAAGTGTTCAGATGCTAAAAAAGATGGGTTTTATTCTGTGTATCGTGCGAACAAAAATGAGAAAGAATATAAAGCCATGAAATCGGGGGTATATATTCTTGAGATGGCAGATGAAAATGAAAAATTTTACAAGATAGGGTTGTCAAAAAACGTAAATAAAAGAAGATCTCAAATAGAAAAAAGAAGTAATTACTCTGTTACATTGTTATGGTCATTAGACTGCAATTTATATGATGCAATAATGATAGAGAATAAGTTACATGATATAAATAAAGAATTCAAGTACAACCCAAATACTTATTTTGAAGGATATACGGAAAGTTTTTTAAAATTATCAAAAGAGACGATATTAAAGATGAGAGGAGGGATACTAGATGAACACAACGTTTGATGAAGTATATAATATTTTCTTCTTGAAGATTGTGGAGAATCCCTGACTTCTTCGGGTATACAAACGTACCTGATGCAGAAGTCCTAGAATTAATGGAGACTAACGCATTTAACTATATGATAGAATCAATTTCTATGATAGAAACTTATGCAGAACCTGAAGTGGACTTTAACGATTACAACACAACAACAGATGAATTTAATTTTGAATTAACGAAAAAAGAAATACAGATGCTTACGAATCTTATGGTTCAACAACATCTATATAGAGATATTATGAAGCTTAAGATATACAATTCTTACTTTACCACGCAGGAAGTTCGGATATTTTCTCCGGCAAATGATAGAAAGACATTTGTTGATATGTTTAGAGATATTGAGGATAGAAATATAAAAGAGATAAAATCATATAATTCAAGAGACAGACTGACAGGTTCACTCAAATCATATAGTGGGGTGGTATAATGGTAGATTTAACATTATATCGAAAACTGGCTGGAACTTACCAAGTAGGTAGTTCCCAAGAAAATGCAATTAATCAATTTGTATATCAATCTGATAAAATATGGGATGAAACATTGAGTACATATCATTTGTTAGCTCTATCTAAACGTGGTGATGATGTTGAGATAACAAACCGATCAAACGTATCAGTGCCTGACAGAGCAGTCTTTAATTATAATAAAGAATACAGCAGAAGTACAATGTTAGAAGGTCAAGAGAGATGTTTCTTAGAAAAAGATTCAGTTGAAGTTGGATACTATGTAAAAAGAGTAAGAACTGATGAGACTTATCTTATAGAGACATTAACTGAGGACAAGTTTTTATTTGAAGATGCGTTTGTAAGAAAATGTAATACAAAATTAAATTTCATAGACAATCAAGGTTCAATAAGAACTTATCCATGTGTATATAGAATATCATCTAGAACAGAAAAAGATACGACAGAAAATAAGTATATAGAAGTAACAACAGGTGATGCATATATAGAAGTTCAATACAATGATTTCACATCTGAGCTGACTAATCAAGATGGAACTAGATTTATATTGAGCAAGGATGAATGTTATACTTTAAAAAATGCATATAATCAGTTTGTAAACGGTTTAGTCTATATTAAACTTGAACAATCTGAGATTAACTTTGACACTGATAAGTATGTTGATTTAGGTGACGGAACTTTTGGATGGATTGCTGATTATGAAAACAGAGATGTATTTACTATTACAATTGATCAATCTGATAGTGAAATAGTTACTGGAAACACATTACAATTAACTGCACAAGTTTTAAAGAATGACCAAGTTGTAGAAGAAGATATAACGTGGACTAGTGATAATGAAACGGTGGCTACAGT